ATAACCGCCCACGAAAAAAGCGTCGATGGTTCTATCATGCCCCGACTCTCGAAAGAGATACAAACAACGAAAAATCGAATAAACGACACAATCACTCAAAGACGCAGTCTGCACCACCGCCACCGCCACCGCCACCGTCGTCGTCGTCGTCGTCATTCGTTTCACGCGATATACGACAAGAATTATTGAAACAAAATGAGAAAAACCGTATTGAAAACGAAAAACAAGTCAACAAAATGGAACAGCAGTTACACGAATTTTTTCATAAAACGAATACCGCCTATTCGTTTATTGACGACAAAGGTATTTATAATTTTACACCGACACCGACATTGTCACAAGCACAAGCACCAGCACCGGCACCAGCACCAGCACCAGCACCCACGCAATCAACGACCGCGAATCCATTTATGAATATGACATTTAATCCTTTTGTTCCTTCATTATGGACAGGTGTTTTCCCTATTATCACAACGAACCCATTTGGGCAATCCATTCAGCCACCCCCGCCCCCATCCCCATCCCCATCCCCGGCGGTCCTGTCCCCACCCCCGCCTGTGCCCCCGGCTGTGATTCAAATCTGCGAAAAAATAGAACACATCAATGACATTATTGCTCTATGTGATAAATATCCGCTGGCAGATGACAAAAAATATAATATAAATATGACTGCAATCCACGCGATACGAGAACCGCTTACCGATTTATCCCAAATGGTTGGAATGGAGACCATCAAGAAAACAATTGTTGACCAGATTATCTATTATCTTCAAGAATTACATATTCCTGAGACGAAGAAAGAACGGCAACCCCGTGAGCCAGTGAAAAATGCCCCTGCCCCTGCTCCCGCGGTATTCAATCCATTTGCGGATGCTTTCGTAGGAAGCGGCGGTATGACTGCTACTGCCTTTCCATTCAATATCAAGAAAACTCCATTCGGTAATGGAATACCGACGAGTGATGATTTTGCTCTACCTACCAAGGGTGATTTTATGCATACAGTTATTTATGGCCCTCCTGGTTCTGGAAAAACAGAAGTTGCAAAAATCATCGGTCGTATTTTTAGTAATCTCGGTATTTTAAATAAGAAAATATTCAAAAAGGTCAGCCGGAATGACCTCGTGGCCGGATATTTAGGACAAACCGCCATAAAAACAAAAGATATGATTAAAGCATCGTTGGGCGGCGTGTTATTCATTGATGAAGCGTATTCGCTCGGGAACTCTGAAAAACGCGACAGTTTTGCGAAAGAGTGTGTGGATACGCTATGCGAGGCGTTGAGCGAACATAAACATAATTGGATGGTGATTATTGCCGGATATGAAAAGGAACTAAACGATTGTTTTTTCACCTTGAATGAAGGTTTGAACTCGCGATTTACTTGGCGATTTAAGTTAGATGAATACAAACCCGGCGAATTAAAGTCGATTTATGAAAAACAAGTGCATGATTATGGTTGGACGATTGCCGAGGGCGATACACTACCCGAGTCGTGGTTTGCCTCACGGATGGATTATTTCACAACATACGGACGAGATATGGAAACTTTATTTACAAAAACTAAAATTGCACATAGCCGTCGCGTGTTCTGTCTTCCTTCAACCGAGAAAAAAATCATAACTTTTACAGATTTAGAGAATGGTTTCAAATTATTTACCGAAAATCCGGAAGTGAAAGACCGAAAAGAACGCGGGAATGGATGTGGGCCTTATATGAAGACGTTATATTTATAAATATATACTCGTAGTATCTTATAAGTTATATATAAGACATTACATTGCATTGTGATGAGTGAAAAAAAGAGTATTACCATCGACTCAAGTTCGTTGATGGGAGGTAGTGGTGACACATCAAAAAAAAAGACAACACGACGAAGAAGTATTGGTAGTGGTGAACAGAGAATACGACCTAGTTCGATTGTTCAACCAAGCACACTTAAAAAAACATTGCTCGAGAGAATTAAACAGCATCAGCGGTCCAGAGAGCGTTCGAGAGATAAAACAGATTCCACCGCGGAGACGGAGACGGGGACGGGGACGGGGACGGGGACAGCAGAACATGCCGGAGATAATTTTTCACAATCGATTGATTTTCTTCGTAAATTGGCGATGAAGCGCCGTCAGCAAACCCAGAAACGGCATTCGTCGTCGTCTGCGTCGTCGTCTCTTCCGGAAGCGAAAACACCCGAATCTCAAATGCTTAACAAGGTTGCTGAAACATTACACAACGGTGAAATATTGACGAATACCGGACTGCTTGGTTTACCGGTTGTTCCGACATTGGTTCAATCGGGTGTATCCCAAGAACCAATGACGCACACAACGACGGCGACGACAGTTCCATTATATAACATAATGTCACCGATTGTTGAATACGGAATGTCTTCCATTTCCGCTGTGACAGAACCGCCCTCTACACCGAAACTTACTGAGCTCGCGGATATGTATAATAATACGGTTGCTGGTGTAGGTGTACCTTTAATTGATGCCATTACGCCTGACGCTGGGACTGGTTCTGGTGCTACTGAGAACTCATCGTCAGCGTCGTCTGAACCGTATGTTCCCACAAAAATCGAGGATTTTATGCCTTCGATTTTCATCAAAGAAGAACCGCCGCACGGTTGTTTAAAAAATGGGAAAAAACCGACATTTCGAGAATGGGCGAATAAGTTGTTCGGCAGTGGCGGTGGCGGTGGCGGTGGCGGTGGCGGTGGTTCAACAAACGCCGAAACTGTATCTAACTCTACTGTCACGAGTGTAAACGGAGGAGGTTCAAAATCAGCAGCGGTAGAAGATGTCCGCGATATTACAGGGATGCGTGTAAAAATCCGCAAAACACATAAAAAACGGTTTCGTATTGGAAAGCACGATAATGTTGTCGGTGTGTTATTAAAAAATAAACAGACACAGCGACATATTCAAAGCCAGCATCTAACATTAAAACAAAAAACAATCGGAGAGATACGAAAATATCTATACGACCATCATCTTCTTAAAATTGGGTCGAATGCTCCGCCGGACGTTCTTCGAAGAATGTATGAAGACTCGATATTGACGGGTGATGTCAAAAATACAAATGACGGTGTATTGTTACACAATTTTATGTCGGGTGGAGGGGAATAATGCGTTCCGCGATTCCGCTCGTGTTTCCGCTCGCGTTTCCATTCGCTACGCTACCGCTCGCGGTTCCATTCCATTTCATTCCATTTCATTTCATTGGCAATGTGTGCATATATACACCGTATTCTCCGGCATCATCTGGTCTCTCACCCCATTCGGGTTGTTTGGAAATAGCAGGTCTTCTAATGTCCTGCCGTGAATATGGAATTTTCGTGCCTTTTTCAAAAGTATCGGTATATCGCGTTGATGATGTTTTCGAACAAGGTCGTCATAAATATGTTGGATGACATATTCAACAAGATACTCTTCTAAACGATGAAACAACGGGTCGCCTTTACCATTATTATTATTCGTCATATTTCGTTCGTTTGCCGTATAATAATCACTAATTCGTATCGGGATATTGAAACGGTAATCCCAGAATGTATCGCACGATATACGCACATCAAGCGTAATGGTGCTGATATTGTTCGTTTGTAGGTGGTGCATTCGTCGGGGGGAGAGTATTTTTGTATTCAGGTCAATATATAATGATATAAATATCTATTTAAGTATGTTTTACAGTATTGGTTCCGCTGTATAACTAACATAAATCCATCGCTATAGTATAATATACATATAGTATGAATATTTCTGTCCGTATTCCTGACCCAATAATTTCGACACAATGGACTTGGACATCATCTGTTTCTTATATCACACCCGCGGTTCGCGACACATATACAGAATATAAAGAACGTCATCATTATTATCAAGAGACGCCTTATATATCGCGAGGATATATTGTATACCGCCCGGACAATGACCCCTATTTACCGACATATATCGCGCGGATAGAGGATATTCCGGGGGCGGGCGCGGGGGCGGGGGCGGGCACAGACGCAGTAATCCGTGAGACGCAAATCACGATCGAAATCCATGATGTATTAGACGCCACGAACCGAACAATGCCGATTATCGACCTTAATGACATTTATGTATTCATTACCGACCCATCCGTGATTGGAAACAATGGTCGTGCAAATTGGTTTCCTGCTCGGTCATATCAAATCTGGGCATATCGCGACTACTCCTATGACCATAATAAAAGCACCAAAAAGTCGTATATGACGCGCAACACGCTTCCAAACCATTATCGATATGATGAAAATATTCTTACGAACCAAATTGTGACGATTGATGTCGCGAATGTATCGCCGAATATTATATTCAATATGACCCGCAATGAAAATCGGAGTGTGTATTTCGAGAGAAATGACGAGCGGAGAACGCGGGTGCGAATATGCGACAATCAATATGCTCGGACAGGTTATCTCGGGTTTTACACTCGAATTATGATGGACCCGGGTATAGAAATTATGCCGCCGGTGTCGGCGTCGTCAGCGTCAGCGTCAGCGTCAGCGTCAGCGTCAGCGTCAGCGTCAGCGTCAGCGTCAGCGTCAGCGCTTCTCTCCATCGACCATCTCCCCGACCCTGAAGAAATCACCGACGCCGACGCCGACGCCGACGCCGACGCCCAATGTATTTTATGTGTGAAATATCGCGTGAATGCTCGGTTTTCGCCATGTGAGCATCAGGTTTGTTGCGGGCAGTGTTATTCCAAGATGACGAAAAACGAGTGCCCGGTATGTCGTGCGGAAATTACACGGGTGATGAATATATAATAAAGGTATAATGCGAGAGATATATAGTAGCGTTTCGCATTTATTCGCTTATTCTTTACTAAGTCACTACTCAGCATTCTTGTGGTGTAATGGCTCTTATTAAAGAATATTTTGCTTTAACCGAAAAATACACCGCAGAATATGGGTCAAATACAGTCGTCCTTCTTCAGGTGGGGGCGTTTTTCGAGGTCTACGGACAAATAATTACTCCGGCGGCGGCGGGGTCGGCGGGGGGCGTAATGTGTTCTGGAAGCCGTATTGACGATTTTTGTGTGATTTGCGAACTCGCGAAAGCGAATAAGACGCCGGGGTTTGTGATGGCGGGGTTTCGCGATTACGGTCTGGATAAATACTTGAAGAAATTACAAGAGGCCGGATATACTGCTGTTGTGTATGTCCAAGATGGGTTGAAGACGCCGCCGACACGAATATTACAGGGGATTTATTCGCCTGGAACCTACTTTTCTACGGATATTTCGCCCGGGGGTGCGGGAGCAGGAACCGGGCTTTCGAATAATATCGCGTGTATCTGGATTGACAAAATCTCTCGGGTTCTTGTTATGGGAATGACGAATATCGACATTTATACAGGTCGGGCGACCATCTTCGAAACCGAGAATAAGGATACACATAACCCGACTACATATGACGAAGTCGAGAGATTTATTGCGTCGTATACACCATCCGAGGTGATTTTAATATCCAATCTCTCGGCGAGAGAAGTAGAAGACATTATTCATTATACAAATATTCAAGCGAAGGTC